ATCATCTCTGGTAATTGTGCAATCTTACCTTGAATAGATTTACGACTTGGTGGCAAGTCTGGCTTGCCTTCTGCTTCACTTGTATGGTGCAACAGTACCACAGCCGCCTCTGTTTCACGGGCTATATGGTGCATAGCCTTAGCAATCTCGCGTAGCCCAGACCAATCATCGCCAGCCATAGATACCACGTTCATAGCGTTATCTACAATAATCATGTGCGGATATTCGCCATACGCTTCTGCGTATGCTCGTATTGCTAAATCAATTTCATCCAACGTTGGTGATGGTGCAAAGTCAAACTGTAGGTGGGTAACTGCTTCCAGTTCCTGCCCGTAGAAGTCCTGTCCAGCACCGCTTGAAAATGCTTCCTCAACGGTATCTGTTTTATGACCCGTAATCATAGATGCTGCTCTGATTGCGGTTGTGTAGCCGTCCGTATCTGCTGATATGTACAGCGTCGGCACTTTCATCTGTACTGCCATCCAAAGAGCCATGAGCGACTTGCCAGCATTAGGTGCGCCAGCAATCATTGTCATCTGTCCTCTGCGAAACCTAATCCCCTCTTGTACAAACGAGGGGAATAAGTCTGGTAGCAGTGCATAATCATTTGTGCTTTTCGCTGCCGCTTGGTGTAGTGACAGCATCGCTAATTACTTTGCGAAGTTAGGCTCGCACTGATCTGGCGTACCCTTAGCGGTAGGACAGAAGTAACCCTTCCAAGCCTTTGGTGCGCCAGGCTTTGACTCACGGAAGGTACGTGCGCCATGCTTGCATTGATCTAGTGATAACGAAAGTGGTGATACTGGTGCTGCTGGTGCATTGATTGCGATACCGCCAAGACCTTGGGCAATATGCGCTACTGCGCTTTGACCAGATAAAGCCCTGGATGTACTAGCAATGAGGCTTGCAACATCACCGATGGTGGTGAGTTGGGCTTCTAGTTCTGCCTGATCTACGGCATAAACGTTGATGAGTGTGCCGTCAGCCAACTTGAAGTTGACCTGTAACTTGGTTGCTTCACTTGCCATTTTATTTTCCTTTTCCTAGTGGGTCGTATATCTCTGAAAGTTCTCCGCCAACGACGTAACAATAGTCCTTTACGCCGCAGGTGCGACACGACATGCCGATATTTGGTAAAAAAATTTCTGCCTTTAATCCGCGAGCAAACTGTGCAAACAGTTCGGTAAAGACATCTATAGTCCAACGACTCATACCATCGGCTTCTTCAAACTTTGCGCTACGCGCTGAGTAAAAGTAACCACGGGTGGGACGTACACCAAACTGCATCTCCATGAGGCAAGCATACAAGCCCAACTGCATAGATGAATCTGGCGTGCTGGATCCAGTCTTAAAGTCTACCACAATTAACTCACCCGTGGGTAGCACACCCACCAGGTCAGCAAAGCCTTTGATGAGAACATCGCCAAAGTATTGATTAAAGCCCAGTTCGATTCCAGGCTTTCCATCTGGCGTTTCCCAAATCTTAATATGGCTCTCGCGCCATGTAGCCACGAAGTCTTGGAACATCTTAAGGCCGTTCTCGTCCCACCAAAGTTTGTTCTCTTTGTCGGGATACTGCTTACTAGCCCTACCGCCACTGCGCCAATCTGTTGGATTGGTGCCAGTGCGTTGTTCGATGTCGGCTATTGCCTCAGTAAATGATTCTTCCCAGATGGCTTCAAGATTCATCTCGCTCCACCTTTCCAAATACAATCTCTTGGGCTTTGCGTAAGCCACGGACATAATGCCCATCTGCTTCCCCTGAACCATCGTTACAACTAAATATAATGTCTTGAATCTCTTTCTCAATCAACGCTGCCAAGTTACGGCGCATGATTACTTCGCCCTCAACAAACGCCTTCTCGAAGGCCGTCTTACTGATTATCTTTGCGTGCTGTCTTCCCACTTTGACTCCAATCCGATAATAAAGTTATGTCTGAAAGCGAAGATGCTAAACGCCCAATGGTTTTCCAGACCCGATGGATTCTTGCGAAAATATGCTTTCAATACCCGCTTCTTTTTCATTTGTCTATTGTCGTGACGACTGTAGCAAGGCTACCACAGGAGACGCAACTTGCATCGGTGAAATAGATTCCAATTTCAAAGTCATCGTCAAACTTACATTTGACGTTCCACCATTCGGATCCACACGGGCATACCCGAATCGGACCGAGTGAACGGTAGTCCGCTTCTCCACCAGGGGTGGGTTTAAGGTTAGCGATGTCATCCATTGTCCTTACCGAATTCTGCTAGTAGGAATTTCTCTGCGGCACTATGGAAGGCACTGCCTCCAGCAAAGTACCAGGCAGGCTCTGATGGTGCCTTCAACTCACGTTCCAGTTGAAAGGCTTTACCGCATCGTAGCCATGATGTAAAAGCACTAAACGATCTATGTTGTATGGTTGTTTCGTTCATGGGTGCAAGATAGCACACTACCCAGCATGGCTGTCAAATCGAGACACGCTGGCGCGGAAAACATTTTTTGCCTATGGGTCGAAACTGGCATAGGCTCGATTTGACAAGAGCCTATGGCGTATGTGTATAATACGAGCATAGCGAGTGCCGATACCGAGGAAGCCTTTAGGGCTTCCGTTGCCGAGGTGAGCGACGAAGGCGATAGCGAACTAACCGTAAAAACCCAAAAAAAAATAATCCCCCGAATTAACGGGGGATTATGTCGTGCTATTAAGTTTTAGACCAGCATAGTTGTCACTACCGCCGTTGAAGGAGTTGGCGATGTAGATGCAGATTTGATGGTTGTTTTACCAACCTTGTATACAAAAGTCATCTTCTTAGCCTTGGCAATTATGCCGCCAATAACTGGTCCGAATACAGCAGCGGCAGCAGCCTTGGCTGCGCCTAGTGGGTGATGGTCGCCTGAATACCAGATACCACCAATGGTGGATACGTAGGCAATGGCATAATGTTCTACTACCGTAACTACTTTAGAAGGTATCTTCATATTGCTCCTTATGGTTTGGCAACCGTCGTCGCCGTCGGCTTAAGTGTAGCATTAACTTGCGCTAGATAGTCTGTCCAGGGGAAGTTTGGGCCAGGATCCGTATGGCCACCAACAATCTTCTTGGCAATGGTAATATCGTTATGGCCGCAGAAGCCAGCCTTGCCCGCAAGGATGTCAGCGGGGGATAACTTCACCGCGGGGATACCGTTACGATGGGCTATATCGGCTGTTAAACGGGCGCTGAGGGCTAGTTCAGCCTTGGAGTAGGCATCTGTCCATTGCGCTGGTGTTTGAGCCGAATTTCCAGCATGCTCGACTGAGATACTGGCCTGGTTCAAGTCCCAGTCGTCCACCGCCCAGGCAGTGTTAGCCTCAAGAACCGTCTGGTAAATATCTTCATTGTCCACCATGTAGTGAGCAGAGGCTTGAGGGGCATTAGCCCCACTGAACCATACGGCTACTTGATGCGCGCGGCCGAAGTTCTCTGGCGTCTCCATGGTGTGGATAACGATAAGACGTGGCTTGATGCCGTTGCGCCCAACTGTAAAATGCTTGGCCTGAATGATTGGATATGTCATTGCCATATTAACCTTTCCGCTAAATCTCCAGGGGTAGCCAGGTAATCTTCTTTTGCTATCACTAGTCCGCCTTTACGGTAACACTCTGCCACCAACTCAGAACAGATATAGCCTTTGTTCTGTGCTAGGTGTGCAAGTAAACCTTTGGTAAGCACCCTTAATCCAAGGATACGTAACGCGATGTCTGCAATGGTAAAGAAGTCGTATGATTTGCCGACAGCCTCACAGGCTGCGTTAACAATCATCATCCGCTGGTTATCGTCAAGTTCTTCATGCTGGTTCCAGGCGATGTTTTTCCAGTTGGTTATTGGCTCCAATTTCACACCAGATGGATCAGCCGATACGACCATGCCGTTGCCGACATAGATAATCGCATGGTTCCACCTGGAGAAAGTTCCAAGACGAATTAGCCAACCAAAAAATCCGCTAGTTTTAACAACACCATAATTGCCGTAGGTGGGGG